GCAAATTTACTACGTGCTTCTCCAAGCATATATTTGCAAGTAGCAACTGTATAATCTTTGATCCACTGTTTAGCAAGATAATCATCAAATAACTGTTCATCTGGACGATAATTGTAGCATAGTAGTAATAAGGTTTCTTCTGTACGAGAACGCTGTAGGATAGTTAATTTTTTATTTGCAGTATTCCATTTAAATTCAATAAATGATCCAAACATTCTACCCACAAGTTCTTGATACTGTGAAAAGAAATCATATGTAGCAAGTCCGCCCATGTTAGAACTTGCCAACAAATATGTATTTGTATAGGCTAGGTTAAACGGTTCAAACAATGTGCCGCCGTCACCTCCTCCTGAACGTGAACCAATTGATCTACGAAATATTTTTCTTACTTCTACTATTTCATTTGGTAGTGTGTATTCATTTTGATCAATTACAGTAGGCATAAAGAAATAGCTTTCTTCCACTGAATTGTCCGATCTTTGACGAAATTTTGTTAGTGCTTTAGTTAATGCTGTCTCATAATGAACAGGATCAAGTTCAACATCAACCATGCCACCACCTAACATGTTGTATACATAGTCAAATATTTCTTGTTTCTTGGTTTTTAAGGTTGCCATACGAAAAGTTCTCCACAAGTATTTATCTTACGCTAAATATGTATATGCCAAGATTATCTTTATACAAACCAGAGAAAGGCAAAGATTACGAATTCATAGACAAACGCATCTATGAAATGTTTACTGTGGGCGGCACAGACATCTTTGTACACAAGTATCTAGGTCCAAAAAATCCTGATGAAGCAGATGCTACAGCGGATCAGCCCCGTTATGATGCTGTAAAAGAAACTAATATACAAGACATGCTGTTTATGGAAAACAGAGATCGCAAGTACGATCCAGATATCTACAATATGCGCGGTATCTACAATGTGCAAGATATTGACTTTAATATGAGTCAATTTGGATTGTTTTTAAGTAATGATACACTGTTTATGACTATACATATTAATTCAAGTGTCAAAACTTTAGGTAGAAAAATTATGCCCGGTGATGTAATTGAACTACCTCACCTTAAAGACGAGCATGCACTTAATGATTACACTGTGGCTCTAAAAAGATACTATGTGGTAGAGGATGTAAACAGAGCAGCAGAAGGATTTTCACCTACTTGGTATCCACATTTATATAGAATTAAATTAAAACAAATAGTTGATTCACAAGAATTTAAAGAAATACTAGACTTACCTGCAGAAGAAGACAATCCTGGTGGTAATACCTTAAGAGATTTATTATCAACTTATGAAAAAGAAATGCAAATTAATAATGCAGTAGTACAACAAGCAGAAGCAGATGCGGCTAAATCGGGTTATGACACTAGCCATTTCTTTAGTTTGAAAACAGACGAAAATGGTGAAGTTGAACTTGTTACAACTGATACAAGTGAACTAGATGCAAGTACACAAAATGAACTTGCTGACAGAGTAATGCAAACTCCTGATAGAGAAGGCTATCAGGGATATTTACTCGGTGACGGAATACCTGCAAATGGTGAGGCATTTGGTCATGGATTAAGTTTTCCAACAGGTAGTGTAGAAGGTGATTTTTTCCTAAGGACAGATTTTATGCCAAATAGATTGTTTAGATATGATGGTACACGGTGGGTTAAACAAGAAGATTCAGTGCGTATGACGCTTACAAACACAAACACAAGAAGCCATCAAAAAGGTACATTTGTTAATAATACTAATACTAATGAAATTGGTGGTGAAAATGTGCAGGAAAGACAGAGCCTGTCACAAGCACTTAGACCTAAGGCAGATAACTAATGCAACATTTTTATGATGGACAAATAAGACGTTACATTACCCAAATTGTAAGATTAATGAGTAATTTTTCTTACAAAGATGGTAGTGGTAGCCTTACCCAAGTTCCAGTTATGTATGGTGACATAACACGTCAAGTGGGGCATATATTAAGAGACAATTCAGAAAACAAAATACCAAGTGCGCCAAGAATGGCTGTATATGTAACCGGTCTTGAAATGGATACAACAAGGCTTGCTGATTCGAGCTATGTTAATAAGTTGAACATACGTGAACGTGCCTATGATGCTGATGGAAATGAATATCTTAACACCGAAGGTAAAAATTATACTGTAGAAAGGCTTATGCCAACACCATACACATTGAGTGTAAATGTTGATATGTGGACTACTAACACTGATCAAAAATTACAAATTATGGAACAGATTTTAATGCTGTTTAATCCAAGTTTAGAAATTCAAACCACAGATAATTATGTAGACTGGACTAGTTTAAGTGTTGTTAATTTAGATGCTATCAATTTTAGTGGTAGGAGTATTCCAGTAGGAACAGAATCAGAAATAGATATTGCTACTTTAGGATTTAAAACACCTATATATATTTCTCCACCTACAAAAGTAAAACGTTTAGGTGTAGTAACCAGTATTGTACAGAGTATATATGATGAAAGCAAAGGAACTATTGAGTTAGATCTAAGTAGGCCGCAAGGACAAGTAAGTGATTCTGCTGAAGGTGTTGCTGTTCCTAATGCAGATGTAAGAACCAATGTATCTATAACACCTACAGGTACTATAGACACAAGGCAGTCTAACAAAGACCTGTTTAGACAAGATGCAGCCACTGTTATTTCTACTTCTTACAGAGATTATGATCTATTAGTAATGACAAACACAGCAAAAATTATAAAAAATGGTGTAGTTGGTAGTGTGCTATGGGAAGCATACATCAAAGCATTTCCAGAAATATTTGAACCAGGTATAACAGAATTAAGATTAAAAAGAAAAGATGTAGAAAATGAAATCTCAGGTACAGTTGCTATCAATTCAACCGATCCTACTGAATTAATTATAAATTGGGACAGTGATACTATACCTAGTGACACAGTAATTACAGGGCCAACAGGTGATGCTAATAAAATTAATTATATTATAGATCCTACAAAAACAAGTCCTGTATCACTACGTACAACAGGAACTAGAATACTTCTTTTAGGCTCAGGTATTGGTGACGAAACAAATGTAGACGGTGCAGATGACTGGAAAAACACAGACGGAAGTGATTTTATAGCAGGTGAAAATGATATTGTTGAGTGGGACGGATCTAAGTGGCATATAGTATTTGATAGTAGTTCAAGCACAGATACAGTTTACACAACTAATCTAAACACAGGCATACAATACAAATGGGATAGCGGCGAGTGGATCCTATCCTTTGAAGGTGAATATCCACATGGATCTTGGCGTCTGAAATACTAAATCCATATCAAACATATCTAACTAATTTTAAGCATAATTAATAGTATGAACAATATTATTTGCAGCGGAGCTCTATTTTATACTCTTGATACAAGCAGATTCCTCTTCTTGCATCGTACGCAGGGCAAACAAAACAATCTTTGGGGTTTAGTAGGTGGTACAAATGAAGGAACAGAAACTCCTTGGGAAAGTTTAAAAAGAGAAATAGCAGAAGAAATAGGTAATACATCAATCAAAAAAACCATTCCTTTAGAAACTTTCATTTCAAATGATTCAAAATTTCATTTTCATACATATCTATGTGTGGTAGAAAAGGAATTTATACCTGTGCTTAACAAAGAACATGACGGTTATGCTTGGGTTAGTTTTGGTAAATGGCCTAAACCGCTACACCACGGACTTAGAAACACACTAAGTAACAAAGTTAATCAAACTAAACTAGAAACAGTGTTTAAATTAATAGATTTATTGGACTAAACATGGACGAAAAAAACGATAAAGTTATAAAACACGATTGGGGATATGAATTAATTTGGGCGAACACAAAAGACTATTGTGGTAAAATCTTCTACTTTAACCAAATAGGAAGTAAAACACCTTTCTTTTTTAACAGTGATACTGACAAAACGTTCTTTATTAGTGTTGGAGAATTTTTAGTAAGATGGATTGACACAAAAACTGGTAATATTTTACAAGCAGAAATAAAAGAAGGGCAAGTATGGCACTGTCCTAAATTACAACCTTGTAGCTTTGAAGCAAAAAAATCTGAATCAAGTTTACATGTAGCTTGCTCACCAACTGAAAATGATCAGCATATTATTTTAAAACCGGAGGCATTCTAATGCTTAAAAAATTGTCTCAACAAAGTAAAATTAAACAAGATTTTGAAAGATATAGAATTGCAATAGAAAAAATTCAAAATCAAAAGGTTAAAAAACAATTTGAAATATATTTAAGAAATTTTCAACAACAGATAAATCTTATAGATGAAGGTCATAGTTCATATAATAATGGATATATTCATCCTAAAAGAAATAGAGACAATGTAGAACGTTTAGTTGAATTAAGAACTAAATTAGAAACCTTATTTTAAATTACTGATAAACGTTTAATAAAAATGCCGCCTACCATTGCAATATGCGATTGACACTGGTACCTATATGTACCACTAATTGTTTCCGGAACTTGCCAATATAATACTCCTGATGATTTTCCTTGTGCGTTAGACCCTGTAGATACAGTTCCATCTGTATCAACATGTACAAGTCCTGTATTATAAGGATTACTGCTAGGATTTTGTATCTCAAATGGATGTCCAGTTGCATTTGTAAGATCAAATGCAATCGTAGTTCCTGACAATGCATATATAGTTGGATTGTTTCCGCTATAATGACTATTAAAAGTATACGCAGATGTACCATCATTGTCTACAGTAAGCATTGCTATAGCAGGCATATAAATTTTTGATACGTTTAAACCTGCTGTAGTTGCATCTGTTGTTCCACTAAACGTACTGGACCCTAATGTTCCTGAAAAATCAATAGTAATAGTATCATTTGCAGCACTAGTTGTAATATTAGTTCCGCCTTCTATTGTAAGGGTGTCTGTAGTTGTGTTTGCTGTTACAGTTCCGCTATCACCTGAAACGTTTTGCCATATGTTTTGGTCCGGATCTCCGCCGCCGCCGCCAACTACCACTGCAGGAACCCAAGCAGTTCCATTCCATTGTAAAACATCGTTTGTGCTAGGTGCTGAAGATGTGGTATCAACATCACTTAGTGCATCTATACTAATAGTGTTTAAATCACTTGCACTAACACTTGTAAGGTAAGATTGTAAATCACTTATTTGACTTTCTGTGACACTTAGCGCAGCCTGATGTTGCGTAACTGCACTCTCAGTAATATTAACATTGGGTACATTTGCCCATGTTACTGCTGAGGTAAGATCATTTACTTCAGCTGTTAATGCACCTATGCCTGCGGCTGTAGGAGGTGTAAATTTAAAAACACCAGTTGCATTATCATAACTTATAGCACCATTACCACTTGCAGGATTTTCTACACCAACACTCAAACTATCAAGTGCTAGTATAGCTGGTGTATTGTTAAGATTGTTGTAGTCGAGATAGTAAGCGCCGTCAAAACCATCTAGTGTATCGGCATCAGTGCCTGCTCCACCAGTTGTTGCATCTGCACCTGGTGCCCATTTTCCACCATCCCACTTTAAAACTTGTCCAGTTGTAGGAGCAGAACTTGTTGTATCAACGTCTGATAAAAAATCTATTGAAAAACTCTGTAGGTTTATTGTGACATTGTCTGTATCTGTTGCAATACTAGTAGCAATATTAGTTCCTCCTAGTATGTTTAATGTGTCATTAATACTAGCAGCAGTAGTTGACCCTTCATCAGCAGTTATAGTATCGAAAACATTTTGTGTTAAGCCGCCACCTGTACTGGAAATAATTATATTTTTCCCCGAAACAGCAGTTGTAACATTAATACCTCCAACAACAGTCAGAGTATCTAGTGCTGTAGTAGGCTGTGCGGTGCCAGTATCAGCAGCAAATTTTTGGAATAAATTTACAGCCGATAGTGAAGAATCTATATTCCATACTACACCATCATATTTCCAGGTTGTGCCACCTTCTGTGTAAAGATCGTTTACTTCTGGATTTTGTGGAAAGTTTAATGCCATTTATCTACCTCTTACTGTATTTATTTGTTTGCCTTAAGTGTGAAGGCTCCGCCTAAGGATAAATTAGTTACCATTGTCCTAACACCTACAACAAATCTAGAGTCGTAATTATTTTGATATAAAACTTTTGGTGTTCCACCTTCTAAACTTTCATAATCTGTCCAATTAGCAGCATTTGGCGTGGTAGATTCTACTCCATAATAAAAGTCTGTATTTGGAACGCTATCTAAAGAATTAATCCAATCTATTATTTCTCTCCAAGTCCAATCTCTATTATGTTCTAAGACAGTTGCAATAAAACCTGCCGCAACAGGACATGCTGCACTTGTACCACTAAACGCACAGTCGTACGCACCACCAGAATACGAAAAGTTAGAATAAGTATCCACTCTTGGTCCTTCGTTTGTGTAACTTTTGTTAGCAGCCAGTGTGCCGTCTGCAGGCGTATAACAATCTATGCTATTACCTCTATCACTATACCCTACTTTTGCTTCTAAGCCGCCATTATAATCGTCATCAAGAGCACCGATATTAATGGTTTTGTATTTTACTGCTCCGTCTGTATCTGTAAATTTTCCACCTTGTTGTGGAAATCCTCGCCTATTGGTTGTGCCAAAAACTTCAACACCAAATTCAAAAAACGAACTATCTGCTAATGATGCTCCATCTACATCTGTGATATAATTATCGTAATCAGGATGTGTAGGACTTACACATTTTTGATTGCTGTTACCAGCCGCACATACAAATATCACACCTGAATCGCAAAGTTCATCGAGTGCAGTGGTAAGTGAATTAGTTTTCATTTCACTTTTCCAACGACCACCATCGCCTTGTGTTCCCATGTGGCTCAACCAAGCAATACCATTTTCTGTTGTATATGATACATTAGAACTAGCACGATGTGTGTAATAATAAGTGCTACCCAAAGGATCCTTATTTGCACGATATCCCCAGCTATTACTCATTACTGTTGGATCTTGTTTATCGTAGGCAGGATTTTTCGGTTTTAACTGATGAAATAATTTTGTTAAATCAAATCCTGCTTCAATGCCTGACCCATAAGTTCCATACAAGTCTAGTGTCCATTTATTAGCATTGTATGCCCAGCCTTGTGTTCTTCCATACGTTAACGCTCCACAAGGAGTTCCGTGTTCGCCGTCTTGACCGGCCGGCTGGGTATTGTTACTACCACTTGTGTTTTCTCTTGTGTATGATGAGGATATACTTACTGTACCTGCACTTGAAAATTTCGAACTTCTTTGTAAAGGATTTGCCCACCATGCTAACGCAACACTTTCAACTGGAACTATTGTACCGTCCCATCGTGTTGTAAGTCTATCAGCAACATCAACTACATATCCTGACGCACCTGCTAGTGCTGGATCGTCTTGATCTGGTGTGTTACCATCTTGGAATATACTTCTAATAGTAGCAAGTGATGGCTTACTAATAATTGGAGCGATATATGTGTTGTGGAACGCATAACCCAATGGGTTATTAGATTGTATACCTGCCTGGGTACGCATATCGTCTGTCCATTCCGGATCAAGACTTCCACCTTCCCATAAACTTGTATATTCAAACATACAGAAGTTTAGTAGGAACAAATATTCTTTTGCGGCTACTTCAAATGCATCTCCATTAGTCTTCCACTCATCTGGACTACCCGGCGGTTGGTATCCTGATGGATCCCACTTGCCTGCATCGTATGCTTCTACCATTGCATTATACAATGGACCAGTGTTCCAGTCAGAACTTATAAAAGGATATAATTTTATATCTTCTGCAGGTAAACCATGCATGTGTAGTGTATGGAATACGTGTTCGATAACTTCCTGTGCATCTATATCGCCATCGCCATATCCGTCGCCTGTTGAGTTTAGATACCACACCATGTCATTTTGTACATGAGTGTCAAACAGGTTAGTTAGGTTCCAAAATACAACGCCTTCGTCAGTCAAGAAGTTTGTGGAGTAATCTGCACCAGCACCTCTTGCCACTCTTTGTATAGTTGGAAATCCAGCGTGATATGTTCCTGTGTCACCACTCAGTATTTTAATTGACGCCCTTTGATATTCTTTGTTAATGCCTGAGCCATTTGGATCTGTAAACAGTTCAAACATACGAGCAACTTTTTCTAACCACGCATCTGGTACTGCTGTTTGTCCACCTACTGTGCCAGCACCCATAATTCTTACACCGTTAACGGTAACTTCACGTTTAAAGAAATCACTACCGTCTCCAACCACATCAATAATTGCACCGTTGTTGTATTCTGGATCAGCACCAGCGTTAAACCAATCTGGATCAATATAATAAGGAGAGTCAAGCACTAAATCTAAAACTGTGCATGTTCCGTCTCCTGGTAAAACATTACCGCCAAAGTCGGCCGGAAGTTCTATTGCTGTTGTACCATCACTTTCTAATACAGGATCATTTTGGAATTCAGGATGTCCAAGCCACATTCCTTCGTCAGCAACTACTACATCAATGTTTTTTCCTGAACCTCTTGCTTGTATAGCCTGACTTACAACAGCATTATCTGCAAGAGCCCCTGCTATCCACGGATCATCTTTAACTGTTTGTTGTAGTCTTAAAATTTGATATCCAGTTCTATTTACTTCTGCCACACCAGGTGATGCCGGTAAGGTGTTTGAAGTTTCAAACTCTCTATAGTGTCTTACATCAGTACTAAACCTGTTTACTAGTGCAGGTCTTGTACTTTGTAATTCGTCTTTTGGTGGTTTATATTCGTCATATTTTGAATAATCAATGTTAATGAACTTCACTCTAAGATCTTTTTTGAGTTCTTCAGCCTCTTCAAGAGTCAGCAAATATGTTCCACGTGTAGGACTATGTAGTTTTTCGTCATCTACTTGCACTTGTCTTACTGGAACAGCCTCATAAACATTACCGTCAGCAATTAATTCTTGATGTAATTCTTGCCATTGTTCGGTAGTATGTGTTCCTAGTTGATAATATTTTTCCATTGCTATACTGCCTGATCCCCAAATGCTATCCATTCCAAATCTACACCTGAACCTAGACCCGGTCTGCTAAAAGTAAACCCAGTTGCAGTTCTTGTAAAATTCGTTTGTGTGATTTGTCCGCCGCCAGCCATAGTAGTAGCGGCACCAGTTAACCCCCAATTTGTTCCTCGGTGGCCACACATTCGCCAATCTCCAGTTGTGCCTTCTCTATACCAAATATAATATGGCTCAAAATCAAGAGTAATTGTACCTGATTGGCCATACCCGTTTGAGTCAGAAAGTGTGCCAGTAGCTATTTCTTTTTTGTTTGTTATTGTGTTGTAATTTTCATAGTCGTCAGCAGCCAGTGCAAGGATTATAAATGTTGCATTACCATTAATCCCAGCATCATTGCCAATTGTTATTGCAGTGGCATCAGGAACAGAAGGTAAAATTCCTGTAGTTGTTCTGTTAGCACTATTTCCATCACTATAAAATGCGTTACCATATCTGTCGGGCTGTGACCATCTCCAATTCCAACTGCCGGCGCTACTTCCGTAAATTAACATTCCAAATAAGAACTTTGGTGTTTCTTTGAGATTGTGCGGTAACCTACGTCTATCTTGGCCATTACCGTTATAAATTATTACATCTGACAGTCCGGGATAACTTCTAAAAGAATAAATTGGTAAATCAGTAACTCCAGTAACGCCGTCTGCTGATAGATAATCACTATGAACTCTTACTCTGTTGTCTTCAAATTCTATACTGTTAGCTAGTGTTTGAAGAGGCCCATTAGCTAAATTACAATAATGGCCATTGCCACCATCGAGAGCACCTCCAAATCCACTAGGTCTATTAAAATCGCTCGATCCTAACGAAGAAGTTAAGTCGCCGGCTCCAGCGCCTCTCAACATT